TTGAAGTTAGAAAAACTAAAACAGTTTTAGGCGTTGTTAAAGAAGGAGGTATGATGGCTTCGGCTTGTTTTGGAATTATGTCGGCTTGTGAAAAAATATATGCTGAAAGCGAAATGAGTATTGTTGGATCCGCTGGAACTATGATGCAGTTTGAAGGACGTGAAGCTAATAGCGAGCATGAAGGAATTAAATATATTAGATTATATGCACCGGAATCGGACCATAAAAACAAAGGATTCGAAGATGCTATAAATAAAAATAATTACAAAATACTAATCGATGAAATGTTGAAGCCTATGAATGATAGGTTTTTGTCGTCTATAGAATCAAATAGACCTCAAATAAAAGGAAGTAATTTTAGAAACGGTCATACTGTTTTTGCTAAAGATGCTGTAGGGACTTTTATTGATGGTATAAAATCATTTGACGAAGTCATTAGTATGTTGTCTCAAAATATTACTTTCAAAAGTAATTCAAATAACGAAACGGATTTTAATAATAAATCAAATATTAACATTAATAATAAAACCAAAATGACAAAAGCAGAATTCAAAGCTGCCAATCCTGATGCTTATAGTGAAATTGTCGCTGAAGGAATTGCTTTAAGAACCGATCAGGTTGGAGCATGGATGGCACACGCAAAAACAGACATTGATGCCGTAACAACTGGTATTAATTCAGGAAAAGATATTTCTCAGTCAGAGAGAGAAGCTTTTTTTGTAAAACAAAATTCAAAAGAAACAGTATCTAAAATGAAATCAGATAACGCTGATGATTTTGTGGCCACTGAATCAGTAACTAATGTTGAACAATTAAACAAAAAGAAAACCGAAGATGAAATAAATTCGGCTTTTGATTTTGAATTAAGATAATATGGAAACGATATTAAGAGTATTAAGAGGAGGCACTAGAAATCAATCTACTGCTGATTACGAAAGAAATCAACTTTTTCTTTACGGTAATCGTAAACAAACCGCAATTTTTAACAATAACATTGGTGACGCTTTAACAGCTGAATCAGGACTTTTAGTTGTTAGAGATGTTGACAATCCGTCAAAAATTATTTTAGCAACGTGGGATTTATTAGCAGACCCGGATCCAATAAACACTTTAGGAGACATTATTGGTATATTGGACATAGACGGAGAAGTTGTAATGGCTGATACGGATGATGTTAACGCTTGTTACGCTATCAGCGGAGATATAGATGTTAGTCAATTAGTTTTTCCGGAAGGAGTTACTTTGGATACAGTTGTAGGTAACAAAGTTTTAAAAGATATATTAACCGGTTTAGGTTTCGTTTTATTTAACGTTACTGAAAACTCAAAATTCGATAATTAATTATGCCACTACCTATTGAACAACATAGTGCCACGATAACCAAGAAAATTGTTGGTAAATTCGTTGAAGACATTCCTGTAAGATCAGGTTTTGATGGATTTTTTCCATCAGAAACAACTCCAACATTAATGGTTGATGTAGAAGTTGAAAGAGATAATGATTTAATTGCTGTTGATGTAAAGAGATTTGCTGAAGGAAATAAAAATAAATTTACACGATCAAGTCAACATACATACGTACCTCCTTTTTTTAAAGAGGATTATGATTTCTCTCGAGACGAAGTTTATATGAACACAGTTGCCTTAGGGGTTACAAGTACTAATGCAGTAAACCAGACCATTGCTCAAAATGCTCTTAAAAATGTTCGTAAAAACAAAAAGAAAATTCAGCGTGCAATCAGAAAACAGCAAACAGATGTTCTTCAAACTGGTATAGTTACCCTTAAAAATGGTGATTCTATTGATTTTAGAAGAAAAGCTGGGTCAATGGTTGATGTTGGAGCTGGAGCTGATTTATATTGGAATGAAGCTGGTTCTAAACCTTCAGAAGATTTAGGAAAAGCAATGACATTTTTAAGAAATATTGGTAATTCATCAGGAACAACTATTAATGTTATAATGAGAACTGATGCTATGAATGCTCTTTTAGCTAATGCTTCGATGGTTGAAATTCTTAATTCAAGAAGAATGGATAGAGCTAAAATAGATATGCCTCAATTCAATGATGCTACAGGCATGGCTTTTCACGGTCAAATGTCCGCAGGTGATTTTGCTGTTAATCTTTGGACTTACAATGAAAAGTACACAGATGAAAGCGGTAATAATGTTTATTATTTGGAAAGAGAAAACGTAATTGTATTACCAAGTGATTTTCAAGGAAAAACTGTTTTTGGCGGCCTTCCTTATATGAGAAAGGTTATGATAAATGGTGTTGAATCGAGAATTCCGGGTGTTATTGAAATGGACTTTTTATTACGTGCATATAATGACGAAAAAACAATATCAAGTACTTTAGAACTAACTTCAGCTCCTTTAGTTGTTCCTTTTACAATCGATAAGGTTTACACAATGAAAGTTTTAGCTGATTTGTAATATTAAAAAAATAATCAATAAAAGGACAGAATAAAAACTGTCCTTTTTTTTAAAACTAAGTAAAATGACAAATAATAAAAAATATCAAATTACAGTGATTAAGCATCTTTTGAAAAATAATCAAATTGCTAAATCCGGAGATGTTGTTTTAGGTTCTAAATTTATTAATTTACAGCAATCACTTGACGGTGGTTATTGTAAAGAATTTATTGAGGAAGATTCTAAAAAAAACAAAAAAGCTAAAAAAGAAGCCAAAAAAGCTGCTAAGGAACAGGAAGCTAAGGAACAGGAAGCTAAGGAACAGGAAGCTAAGGAACAGGAAGCTAAGGAACAGGAAGCTAAGGAACAGGAAGCTAAGGAACAGGAAGGAGTCGATTTAAATGAGCTTGATAAAAATGGATTAATTTCTTTTGCTAAAGAGAATGATTTTAAATTAACTAAAAAAATCATTGCAGCTGGCAAGGAAGCTATAATTGATTCAATAGTTAAACAATCTGAATAAAAGTTGGCTGGTAATTTATTAAATAAAGCAAGGAGGGACGCTAAAAAGTATGTAACTAAAGGCGGATTTGAAGTAGATATTACTCTTAAATCCGCTAGCGGTTTAATTACTATTGAAACTACAGGATTTGGAAGTAAGCATTGGATTAACTTTGATTCAAATGGAGATCCTGTTAATTCAAAAAATGCTCATATTTGTTTAGATGAAAATTTGCTTGTTGAACAAAATTACCCTGTTAGAAATTTAGATAATGAAGTTTTTTTAAGAGGTCATAAAGTTTCTTACAAAGATAGTTCAGGGGTTTTAAAAAATTATGTAATAAATGAATGGTACCCAAATGAAACTTTGGGACTAATTGTTTGTATTCTTGGAGATTATGAGTCTAATTAATAACATTATACCTCAACAAGGATTTGAAATAGTAAGAGACGTTATTGGAGCGGTAATTACAACGGAGATTTTGGAACAAAAAGTAAAACAGGGTTTTTCTTATCCTATTAATGTTTATATTGGTCGTTCAATTCCTTTTCAATCTGCTGAAAAGATAATGATTAACGTTTTACTCGATTCAGGAAATTATTCTCAACATGGTGAAAAAAGTGTTAGTTCGGGTACTAATTTTTTTATAGATGTATATACTTCATCAAAAGAATCCGATTTAGGTAATGGAGATTATAATTCAACAGTTTTAAAGGATAAATTTTTAGGAATGATTAGGTACATTCTTCAAGATCATCATTATAAAACGCTTGGACTTCCATTGGGTTTAATTATGGGAACCTATGTGGAAGGTTTTGAAAATTTTGAGTCTTCAAACAATCAAGACTCTGCTTTTATTAAAATAGCAAGATTGCGGTTTAATGTAAGGATAAATGAATCTCAATCTCTATGGGAAGGAGTTGAAATAGATAGTATGTTTACGGACGTAAAATTAGATTTAACCGATAATGGTTATAAATATGTCACTGAAATTAATTAATAAAATAAAAAAATGAAAGCAATAAGTTCCGCAATTGGTTCTGAAAGAAAGGCAAGAGTTTCCGGATACAAAATAAAAAAAGGGTTTTTTGACAACTTAACTTCAAATCTTCCTCATGTTATAGCAGTATTTGGAGAGGCTAATACAGCTAATCAAGCCGCTCTTTCTTTAGTTAAAAAAGAAGTAACTTCTGCTCAGGAAGCTGCTGAATTATATGGATATGGTTCGCCTATTCATCAACAAATAAGAATATTAAGACCTATTAATGGAGATGGAGTTGGTGGGATTCCAACAATTGTTTTTCCTCAAGAGACAGACGCTGAAGCAACCGCAACCGTCCATGAGTGGACAATTACAGGCAACGCGACTCAAAATGTGACTCATACTATTGTTGTGAATGGAAGAAGAAGTTTAGATTTTCAAAATTATTCGTTCACAATAGTTAAAGGAGATACACCAACTTTAATAGCTGCTAAAATAGCTGATGCAATCAATAGCGTTCTTTCCTCTCCTGTCACTGCTACATCTGCTTTAGGAGTTCTTACAATTACAACGAAATGGAAAGGACTTACTTCATCGAATTTAAATACTAAGTTTGATAATAAAGGAATTGACGCTGGACTTACTTATGCTCAAACAGAGCAAGTTGACGGAGCTGGTGATGTTGATTTACAAGGAGCTCTTGATCAATTTGGAAATGACTGGAACACCATTGTTCTTAATCCTTATGGAACGGACGAAACTATTTTAGATGTTTTGGAACAATTCAATGGATTTCCAGATGAAGAAGATCCAACCGGTCAATATTCAGGACGAATATTTAGACCATTTGTCGCATTTTGCGGAACAACATTAGACGATAAAGATGATTTAGTTGCGATAACTGATGCGGCAGCAAGAATAAATCAATTAACTAATGTTGTGTGCGTAGCTCCTAAATCAGCAGGATTTCCAAGTGAAGTAAGTGCTAATGTATGTGCTTTGTTTGCTAGAATTGCTCAAGATAGTCCTGAGCTTGATGTTAACGGTAAAAATTATCCTGATATGCCTATACCTGATGATTCTTTAATAGGAGATATGTCAGATTACAATAACAGGGACTTTTTAGTAAAAAAAGGATGTTCCGCTGTTATACTTGAAAATGGAGCTTATCAAATTCAAGATTTAGTAACAACATATCATCCTGAAGGTGAACTTCCTTTACAATATGCGTATCCAAGAAATCTAAATATTGATTGGAACATAAAGGATGGCTATTCTATCTTAGAATCAAGAAATGTAAAAGACCATGTCTTAGTTGAAGATACGCAGGTGACGGATGCAACAAAAAGTGTCAAACCTAAGCAATGGAAAGCAGTTCTTTCTGATTATTTTGAGGATTTGGGCGTGAAAGCTCTGATAAAAAATCCAGATTTTTCAAAATCCAGCCTACAAGTTCAAATAGATCCCGTTAATTCTGATAGATTTAACACATTTTTTAGATATAAAAGAACTGGAATTGCTAGAATTGAATCAACTGACGTTGAAGCAGGTTTTTAATTAATTAATTAATATTTAAAATATAACATTATGCCACAATATT